AAGATGACTAAGAGAATGGGGGGCTTCGGTCCCCCATTTTTTTAATGTGCGTTCATATGAGCTAGGTATTGCTGGCGGGGGTCAACTTTTTTACCACCGTTTCTAGCTCCACCGTTATCGCGTGCATAAGCCCAGGAGTTTTTATTGTAATTTTTAGGCTGAGGCTTCTGACCAGGGCATACACAGCCCTGTTTCTTCTTATCAATAGCCACGGTCTGAGCTTTACCAGGCAACGTAGCAGCTGGAGCGACCTGAGGCTTAGCTGGTGATACAGCACTACCAGTACTCTTACCAGTAGCCGCGGCGTACTGCCCAGAAGCTTCGCCGGGCATCATCATAAGAGGACGACCGGTATTAAGCACACGAGGTATCTTTACCGAGCCACCTTCAAAGTCCGCGATAGAAAAGTGCATCGCGTCTGATATACTTCTAAAGTTAAAGCCCCAGCCCAGCCCCCACTTCCTGATGAGCATATTAACAGTGTTGATAGGCATGTCAGTGATGCGAGCTTTACCATTGGGGTTTTGAGCTGGGTTAATATCAATAGCAGCGCCAGCAGCGTGGAAAGACTTATATTTCGAATTATTCACGTTTGCGCGATCACTATACCCGCCTAGAGCTCTAATCTTATAGCCTGTAGCTTCTAGGTCATTAATAAAGCCCTGGAAATTTCTAGCATAAGGTGCAGCTACCTGTACCGAAGCCCCGCTCCTAGAACGAATTGATGCCAGGGGTGGCTTAAATCCAACCGCTCTTTGTGCATAATCGCTTAAGCTACTAAGCGCAGAACCAGCCGCATTATAAGCACCCATAGCTAGGTTACCGATAGCTTGGAATCCCGAACCGGCTCTGGATGGACCTAGACCTATCTCTTGACGCTTCTTACTCAATCTCTGGCCGAGATCCGCAATAGTAATAGCACCGTCACGGTTTGAGTCGAGGCCTGCATTCTGGTTATACCAAGCAGGCTGTACTTTACCGGCATCGTTTGGACCGTTAGCTCTAGCTACAACAAAGTTATCTGCTTTACGAGTATACGCAGGAAGGAAAACTGATGCGTATAATTGCCCTGCGGTAGCGCCTGATGGCAGCTTGTTCATCTCGAAAAATTTATCGACCAGTGAGAGCTGCTGGGTCCTATTCATTCTATAGATAGCATCAGTAGAGGTACCAAGAGCGCGCGCAGTGGTCGGCATGAACTGAATAAGACCGGTCGCGCCGCTAGGGTTTCTAGCTTGTGGATTTAGATTTGACTCTGACTGCATCAACCCTAGAAGGTCACCAGCGTCTATATTATACTTCTTAGCTAGAGCGTTAACACCGCTGATAAAGCTATTATCACGCGCCCATTCTCCTCTGGCACCACGAAGGTCAGCTTGCTGGAAGCCTGGCCCACCACCGAAGCCAAACCATCCAGCTACATTCTGAACGCCGCCCGATAAAAAGTCACCAATCTGACTACCTATGCTAGCTAGTTTTGCTAAGAACCCGCCCATAAACGACGTTACGTTTCTATACGTATCCCCAATAAAGGCTGATACCTTCCCGGTCCAGTCATTACCTTGTTTCGAAACTGCCTTTGTAGGAGCTTCTTTCTTTACAGGTACAGCTTGCTTAGTAGCAGCTTTGGTGGCTACATTAACAAGCTTGTCACTTTGAGATTTATTTCTCTGAGCCGCTAAGTCTGCCTTAGGGTTCTTCTCTTTATCTCTTTCGTCTAGATAGGCAGTTTCATCTCTAATGCGAGATGCTTTTGCTTGAGCGGATATATTATCTAGAAAGAAAAGATCACCCGCAGCTTCAATACCTCTTGCGACCGATGACTCTGCCTTATTAAGAAGAGACATACGCTCCCAGTTGGCATCGTCTTGCTTGTCTAAGGCTTCTTGATTGAGACCTTTACCAACACCGAACATACCGAAGCCAGCATCAATTACATATCCAGCCGCGGCAGCAAAGGCTGCGCCTTTAGCAAAACGGCCAACCTTACCTAATCTACCGCGAATTCTTCCGCGCGGCTTACTTCTACGCTCGATATCGATATCGCTTAGATCACTTAGATCACTTAGATCTAATCCATTACCGCTGTTTAGATCTAGATTTTGAAGCTTATCATCTAGCTTCTTAACCACCTTTAGCAGATCTGGTATAATCTCTGCAAGAGCATCATCGGATGTCGAGGTAGCAGAAGCCTGCGCAATAGGAGCAGCTCTAGGCGCTTCTAGTTGTTGTTCTTTATTGCTGTATGATGTTGCTTCTAATTTAGCTTCCTGAATCTTATTCATATTTTTTGAATATGTAAGAATTCTATTAAAAGCGTTTTGAATACCAGTCATGGTATTAGACATTAAGACGGTAGTCTTCTTATCGACAATAGCTATATTGCCGCCGAGTAGTGATGTGCGCTTAGTCAGACTAGCTAATGTGTTTTCGTCTAGATTAGCAAATACAGCCATTAGATACTCGCACTAAAATAGAGTTGTTTAGCAATTGCACCCATACTCATGTAGGTAGGTTCTGGTACATTACCCATACCACGAGCACCGGTCTTTGTAGTAGGCTTGGTAGCAGGTTTGACAGCTACTGTAGCAATACCAACCTTAGGTCTAGGCATGCCCGCTTTATCAGCTGCTTCTGTGGCGGCTGTAATTTGTGATCCAGTAGTGGTAGCTGGCGGTAGAGTAATAGCTGAAGCTGGTCCCTGAGCTGTCTGCGGTGTAGGTGCTGCGTTCGATCCGGATTCGCTTGAGCTAGCTGGCGGAGCAGTCGTACCACCGCTACCGCTACCACCGCCCGTTTGAGGTTTAGGAGCCGGCGCTGGAGGTAGACTAGACGATGCAGAAGGGCTACTGCTGCCAGAAGAACCAGATGATTCATCAATAGGCTTAGCCGCGTCAGCTGGTGCCTGTGCCGGTGGTGGATTCGGCGGTGGCTGTGATGAAGGAGCGCTGCCCGTCTGCTTAACAGCTTGCGGAGGAGGTACTTTCTTTTCAGGAGCAGCGCCTGGGGCAGCTTTATCTTTGGTCTGTACTTTCTTACCGAGCTGGCTTTCAACCAGACCCTGTACCGTACTCTTAACGATAGTCATTCTTTCGCCAAACTGAGGATCAACCTCAGGCTGAATGCCAAAGACACCACTATAAACATCGCGCGCGAGAGACGCAACCATAGCCGGAATGGCAGTAACAGGACCAGCTAATCCAGATACAGCATCTAGCCCAGCGCCTAAGAAGTCACCATCCAGAAGACGACTAGCAGCAAAACCAAGACCAGCGACAGTACCAAGAATAGGAATAGATTTAATGCCGGTCGTAGCCAGCGCTTTACCAATTTTAGGACCGGCTACTTTAATGATAGCTGTCTTAAGAGCTTGACCGGTCAGTTCCGCACCCTTGACGGCAAGACCTTTACCAGCTCCTACACCAGCTTTGATACCTTTAGCAATCTTACCAGTAGCGCTCGATGCCATGCCGCCGACAGCAGCTGTTTTAGATATAGCAGCAGCAACCGGTTTAGACTCTTTAGCCTTACCAGCAAGTTTACTTAATAAACCGGTCTCTTGTACACCAGCACGAGCTGCACGAGCAGCTTTAGCTTCCTTGACAATTTGCTTCTTAGCATACCCACCTTTAAGAGCTTTCTCAGGAGTAGTATATCTACCCGCGGAGTCTCTATAGCGAACCTGACCAGATTTGGTTGTTTCGGCTTTAAAGCCTTCTCTGACTTTAGCCGGCTTCTGTTTATATTCTTTTCTTGCGTCGCCGAAGCCGAAACCGTCAGCCAGACGATCCATGAAAGATTTTGGCTGATTATCTTTGCTTTTATCTTCTACTGTGTCAATAAGATCCTCAAAAGCTTTAATAAGCCCTTGCATCTTATCAGCGAGAGGAGAGATAGCATTACCAGAACCTTCTTGTGGTTCTGGAACAGCTTGAGGTTCAACTGGCGCTTCTAGCTGCTGTTCTTTGACCGCTCTATTAGCGTCTTTAATCTGCTTAAGAGCTAATGCTTGGGTCTCTTTATCAACCAGACCCATTGCAGAAGCTGTTTTAAGAAGCTTCTTTAACTGCCCGTTAAGAGCTGAAATGTCTGGATTGGAGATGTTAGTTTCAGTAGATGGTGTATCTAACGGTGGTTCGTCAACCTGTACTTTACCCTTTAAAGCGCCGGAAGCTAATGTGCGCCTAAAGCTACGTAAAGACTTCTCTTGCTGTTCATCATATACATCACTAGCACCAAAGCCTTTCAACAGACGACGAGCAAAATCCTTCCCTATACGCCTTCTGGCCATGCGACCAGCGCGCTTCCTTACAGCTTTGGATCTGGCTTTACCCGCGGTTTTGCTTGCACCTTTAAAAATGCTAGAGAACTTGCCCATTACTTACGTGCTTTTTCCATCTCTTGTTTCTGCTTCTCTAAGAACTGTAACAACATATCGACGTACAAATCACGCTCATAAGGCATCAAGTCTTCTAATTCAGCGATAGAATAACTGTGATGCTGAGCCATAGCGAATATTGTCTGATAATAGTTCGCTAACGAATTATGACTCAGCCCCAGGTAAAAAAATCACTGAGCGTTGTCAACTCAATCGTTCTATCATTACCAAGAGAGTTCTTATACTCAATCTTATAATACATGCGCGGTAGATTATCGAAGAACTCACGAATCTTTACGAAGGTTTCGATATCCAGCGATTCAATAAAGTCTGTTAACTCATCGGCTGTACAATCTTTAGCCGGGTAGACAGTATCTTCGTCATAGATAACATCGATGCATGAACGAACCAGATACTCTACTAGCTCAGCCGGCTGCAGATCCTCTGGAACGTTTTCAACAATCGAGATCGAAGGATACTTCATAACAACACCGACATTATCGGTAATCTTAATGTTGTTATCAACCTTGCCTTGTTCCAGCATTTCTACTTCGTCTAGGTCAACGTTAAAGTCGTATACCTTATCGTCCTCGATATCGCGATAAGATACTTCGATAATGTTGTTAACCGACTTAGCACGAAGCTTGAGGAACATATACTCAAGGTCAAATGTAGTCAATGTCTCTACATCAAACTTTTCATCAGCTACACAATTAGAAAGAATCTGCTTGATAGCTCTGACCATGTCCTTTTCTTGACCGGATTGCTGCGCAATAAGAAGAATCTTTTCTTCTTTCACGACGAACGGTCTGAACTTTACTTCTCTCTTCTGAGAAGGTACCAACATAGAAAATAGTGGTTTGTCAATTTTAGGTAATGCCATATTTTATCTCACTTAGGGTTGTAATGGAAAATAATTAACTTCGAAGTCTACATACGTAAACGGAATAACTAGCTTAACAATCTCATCTGTTGCGCCCCAGTTAAGGTCTACAGAAGGTAGAAGCTTTGGATAAGCTCTGTATGCCTTAGCTTCCATAACCTTTTTATCTGTTGAGTCATATACTGAGATGATTAGATCGGTTGTATAATTGTCTTTATAACCTACCTCATAAGCAGCAAACCCAGTACCGGCTCCGCTAGCGGCTGTAAGACTCTTACCACCTTTGGCTTGGAAATTAACAATCGACGAGATCCACGAATAAAAGAATCTGTGAATTTCTGAGCCTGCATCTACAATAAAGGAGCAGGTGATATCATCCATAGAGATGTTATAAGGAATAGATTCAATCGGGCCGTAACCGTATCTAGGAGGTCCATCGATAGTGGTAAGCGATGCGCCTGGAAACTGGACTGTATCGCAACGAATAGAGAGTGTATCTGGTCCTACTAGTCCAGCAATACTGCGCACATAAGCGGGGGGTGTAAACGACACGGTATAGCGCGTAGACTTAAGTACGCCTCTAGTCGAAATACTCGCCATGAAATCGTTTAACTTAAACATTAACGTGCGCCTACCATCTGTCTTGAATTAGACCATACCTGCTGTTTACTTGCCTTACTGAATCTTTCGAGCGGTAGGAACAATGCAATGTCCCATTCAGATGGATACACATAAAGAAATCTAGAATTCAGCTGTGAATAAAGATACTGTTTTACACATGGCTCAAAGTACTTAATCTTTGCAGCCGACTTAAGTAATTTATAGTTCATTCTAAGCTTAGTTGTCTCGTCATAGCGCTGATTGTTTACAGTCGAATAGAGAGCATCCATAAGCTGTGCACGGAGTCTATGAGGTAGATAGTGGAGGTTTAGTCCCCAGAATCTATCTGACTCGACGTGGTATGGAAAGATGAGAGGGAATCTATCGTAGAACGGAAGCGTGTCTTTGTACTTGGGATCGTACTGAAACATATACATGTTGCCTGGCTTGATCTTGTTTACCATTCTGGTACTATCGCCAGTCAGCAACTTACGCTCATTAACGTTCTTAAATGACTTAGCAGTGTCGCGATACCAAGAACGCGCTGCATCTGTTCTAGCTGGTATTTGCCCGGCTCTGACACCCTGTGTAATAATAGTATCAAATACGGTTGCCATTAAAACTTGATTCCTAGTTCTGCTTCTGTCATAATAACGAATTTCCACCCGCGGTCTTTGCAATACTCTTCAGCGTACTTCCACTTAGCGGAGTTAATGCCCCATGTCATAACTTCATTAATATAGCGGCGGGTTGGCTTCTGATTTTTATTTATCTTGACCTCAGGAGGTATAGTCTGAGCTCGAGGCTTCACTTCAATGAGTAAGCTTTCTACAACACCGTCCTTACCTCTCTTCTTCACAAAGAAGTCCGGGAAGTATCTATGTACTCTGTTATCAATAGGCGAGCGATAGGGGATAATGATCTCTTCTGAAGACCACTCTAAAACGTCTGGATGGCTGTCCAGATGCATCATCAACTTTAGTTCCCATCCGCTACGATAAATAATACGCTGCGGATCACCCTTATACTTTTTAGGGTTCTTCGCCCGGTATATGCCTTTGTACGCCATAAATATATTTATAATAAAAACAAGGAACAACAAATGGGATTCAACGTTGGCGCATTCATCAAGGATACTGCCAAGACAGCTCTCGATATTATTACTAGCAGTATTGTGAATGATGTAACAGCTGGGCTCAACAAGTATTCTATCACTTCGGCTAACTCGACAGCTCAATCCCTGACTGCGGTAGGCGCTTCGTATAAGACAACAGCTGCTATTGCTGCTCAAACTTGTGATGTAACTACCTCTAGAGGTGATCCTTTCTTCTATGCTGTAGCCGGTAAAGATGTAGCGAAGGCTGCAGCTACAGATATTACAAAGAATAGAAATATAGGCTCTGAAGATACTGACTATCTTCTGCAAAACGTTGTTCCTGATACAAAGATTGCTCTTAAGAAGGCTGATAAAGCCGAAACAGTACTGGCGGTTCTGTAATGGCGGACGACTCATTCTTAGGTAAATACCACTGCATGCTAAAGATTGGGAAATATGATCGTCCCAATCCTATGGCGCCAGCTGCACTAACTAATTTTAAATATATTAAGTTGCCGCTCCCTCTTGAGCTAAGAGATGATACAGCGGTCAACTATACTAACATGGATCTGACTTCTACAGGTGATCTTCTTAACGGCTCGATTGCAGGCGGTCTAGCATCGTATGCTCTAAGAAAGTCCGGTGATGCTATCTCCGGTGGTGCAGCAGTGTTAGGCGGAGCTGTAGCAGGGACGGCTGCGCAAAGTCTTACTGGAAATGAAGCCGCTGGTGACGCAGCGCAAGGTGCGGTACAAGGTGGTATCGCGGAAGCGTTTCCACCCGATCAAGTCGCGTCAGGTATTCAGCAGGCGTTAAAGGTAGCACCTAACCCTAACCCGTCGGTGATGTTTACTGGCCCGTCACTAAGAGAGTTTAGCTTCTCGTGGACATTTTACCCACGTAATATAGCAGAGTCAGAAAGAATTAAACAAATTATTGAGCAGCTTAAAATGAGTGCGCTGCCAGCCATCGCTATGTCAGATAGTGCATCCGTACTATCTTACCCAGATATGGTTCAGATGAATTTCTATCCATGGGATAGCGGCGGGCAAGCTCCTTACGGCTGGTCAAAGAATTCTATTATTAAAATGAAGAAGTGCATGATGTCGTCTGTTAATGCTAACTACGCACCTTCAAACGTACCAGCTTTCTTTGGTGGTCAAGCTCATCCAGTTGCAATCGGCCTTACTATTCAGCTGAGAGAGATCGAGTATATGATGTCTCATGACTGGGGCGGTAATAAAGGTAATATGTCTGCTAAAGATCTTAAAACAAGAGCAAGCAATACAATCACAGCCGAAGCTGCTACAAAGATTATTTCAGATAACGCTGATCAGCCCAAGGACGGGGAACAATAATGAACTATTTTAATAAGTTCCCTCTTATTAACTACAACGGCCATATGGCGGTTAACTTGCTTACACGCGCTCAATTATCTGATCAGACGCGTGAGCAAAGATCTATCTTCTATCCATACACTATTAGAGATTACGATCGCGCTGACAATCTATCAGAGAACTACTATGATTCTCCAGAATATACATGGCTGATCTGGATGACTAATGATATGATTGATCCATATTATGACTATCCGTTATCAGATGACGATTTTGATGTATATGTAACTGACAAATACGGCTCTATTGCACAAGCTAATCGTAAGATTAAGTATTACAGAACAAAGTGGATTAACGAAGAGGGTACCCTTACAGTGAGTCAATTTAACTCGCTTGACTCGCGCTACAAGAAATACTACGATCCACTAACAGATAATAACTACGGTATTAATGGATACGCTAGACGTAAAGCAGACGTCATTGTTAATACTAATAAAGTTGTACAAATACTTATTACTGGTCCTGTATCGGGTGAATTTATTGCTGGCGAGGAAATCTATAAGCAAGGCGACCCGACGATATATTCTGAATGTGTACATGGTATAAACTACCCAGCCGTTGCATCTGATAGTACATATCTAGGTGTACAGCATATGATAGGTGAATTTGAAGCCGGTGATGTATTGGTAGGCAAGACCTCCGGCGCGCTTGCGACGGTAAATACTGCTTCTGTTATTTCTGAAACACTAGCATCTACAGAAGCAGATTATTGGGAAGCTGTATCTTGCTATGAATATGAGCAAGAACTAAACCAGAAAAAGAGGCAAGTCAAGCTTCTTGACTCACGCTATCGTAATACTATTGATGCAGAGCTGCAGCGCAAGATGGATACACAATGAGCTTTATAGGCGATATCTTTGGTAGTATTGAAAAGACGTTATGGGGCGCTGTTAAAGACGGCGTCAATAGCGCTATTGCGAGCGCGTCACCTAATAATAAGACGCCCGGTAGGGATCTTATTCCTGGTGATATTGAGATTCTCAAGATTAATCTAACTAACGAAGCGGGTACTAAGCATTACGATCTAATGCACCAGGTCAAAGGTATTGAGATCTACGAGAGTATTCTTTCGCCGGTTATCTTCTGCGAACTAACAGTACAAGATTCTATTAACCTTCATCAATCGTTTCCTATTATTGGTGAAGAATATGTCACTATTACGTTCAAGACACCTAAGCATGCTACTAATGCCAAGTATCTCTTTCGAGTAAATAAGAAGCATAATCTAAAGATCTTTGAGAACAATAAGATGGCTACCTATTCGCTGCAACTAATGTCTGCAGAGGTAGTTAAGAATTCTACACGTTATGTTACAAAGAAGTATGAGAATACTGTAGATAATGTTATCAAGCAGATACTAGCAGAAGAACTAAAGACAGTTAAAGCTATTCGCGTTGATAAGACAGTAGGTATTGAGAAAGGTCGCATCACTCGTATGCAGCCTTTCAAAGCTATTGACTTCCTAAGACGCAGAGCTATCTCGAGCGAATATAAGTCATCATCGTTCTGCTTCTTCGAGAATAGAAACGGCTACTTCTTTACTACTATTGAGAAGATGATCGATGATGGCAACAAATCTCTAGATAAAGCTAAGACATCTAGCAAGTCGTTTTATTTTGATACTAACCGTAAAACTAAAATGGAAAATGTTACTGTACGTAACATCCTGGCTTATAATCAAATCGCTTTTACCGATACTGTAACTAAGCTACAACAAGGCGGTATTAAGAATAAAGTCAATTCATTCGATCTACTAACAGGTAATATCGAACAGAAGGTATATGATAACGCTGTAGGTGAGAGAGTATTTAAGAAGGTCGAAGACAGTGCTCAGCCAATGAATACGTCTTCGTTTATTAATAACCATAAAGAGTCTACAGCTAAGACTAAGTTCGTAGTCATGACCTCTGACAAGCCTCAGTTACAGCTTCCAGAGAAGCTTTCTATTCTACAGGCTTACGCTCAGAAGATTACACAGAATATTGTACAGATTCACATCTATGGAGACTCTGATATTGTAGCGGGTGATATGATTAAGTGCCAGTTTCCTTCTACCGAATCATCTGATAAAACAAAAGGTGTATCTAGATTAGACTCAGGCAACTATCTGGTAGCTAAAGTACGTCATATGATTACTAACGGTGATAGACCTCAGCACACAATGGCATTAGAGCTTATTAAAGGCTCGCTGACGGAGGCTCCATAATGACAACACAAGCAATTGGTGAAGAGGGCTTTCGTTGGTTCCTGGGTATCGTAGAAGAGATCAACGATCCTAAGAAGCTTGGACGTGTTAAGGTTCGTATTCTTCACGAAGACGATACCGATGTAACTACAGAAGATCTAGACTGGGCTCAGGTCATGACGCCGGTTACTTCTGCTGGTACAGACGGTATTGGTGAAACACCGTTCCTGAAGAAAGGTTCTCGTGTTGTTGGGTTCTTTATTGACGGCCAAGAAAAGCAGCTACCTCTCATCATTGGTTCTATTCCTACCATTCCATCTGAAGCTCGTCACGCTATTAATAAGCTGGCTAGAGGTCAGCAGATCCTTACCAAGAGAAAGATTGGTGAGGTAGAGCCTGATTCACCATACAAAGCTGAGTATCCATATAACAAAGTTATTACTACCGAGTCTGGCCATGCTATCGAATTAGATGATACACCAGGCAACGAGCGTGTACATATCTACCATAAATCGGGTGCTTATATTGAAATAAATAAAGTCGGACAGATGGTTATTAAGTCTACCGACGATTCATTTGATCTGGTAGGTAAGAATAAGAATATCTACATTAAGGGTGATTGTAATCTACAAGTACAAGGTAATATGAATGCTGTTGTTAAAGGCAATCTAACATCGGCTACAGAAGGCAATGTAACTATTCAGTCCAAGGGTATTCTTACATTATTCGGTAAAGGTGGAATTAGATTGAGATCAGGCGGTAGTATTACAATGGCATCGCCTGGTGGTGTAGCTGTTACTCAGGGCGGTCTTTCGACGCTCGGATCTATTTCTGCCGGTACTGGTGTTACTGGTTCGTTCACAACGCCATCTGGCAAAACGGTACATGTCGCCAAGGGCATTGTATCTAATATCTTCTAAGGGTTGGAATGGCTTGTAAGCAGGACGTAACAGACAAGTTAAACAACAATAAAGTTGGATCTGAAGCGCTGGCTGTCAACACCAAGCGTATCAGAGAGCTAACTAATGATCTGAAGAATGCTACTGACTGCGATCATATTAAGATGCAGTTGGGCCTTACAGGCGATGAACTAGACGGTCTGGTAAAAGATATCAAAGAAGAAGCCAAGAAGCTTCTCGGTAAATATCTGCCTATCGTTAAGATTCCTACTAACCCTCTCAAGATTATTCCCTGGGTTAAGAAGCTCGTTACTGGCACTATTACGCCTCAGATCGAGAACTACATTAAGCTTCTAAGACAGGCTATCGAATTAGCTCAGGCTATTAATGAGTTTGTTGATGCTGTAGATGAAGTAGCTCCTAAGCTTAAGCAGTGCGCTATCGATACTCTTAACGATGAACTAGAGCCTGTTAACGCTCTGCTTAAAGAAGCTAAGGGTGCAATTGATAAGCAAGTAGCTAAGATTGCTTCTGAAATTGCTTCAGAAGTTAATAAGCTTATCTGCGATACAGGCGTTGCTGATCTAGTAAACACTGTTAACGATGCCATTGCTCTTACCGATCAGCTGGTTGATTCGATCAAGGATACGGCTAACACGGTAGATGCTCTAGTAGGACCAAGCCTTACAGCTATCGGAGCAGCCGGTAGTGCTATCTCAGAAGTAACTGGCGTACCATTCCAGGTTGATACTTCGAGCTCAGCAGCATTCGTAGCTTCGGTAGATGCAGGCAAGGCAGAAGAGTTTACCAATAACGTTAACGCGTTTATCTCGCTACCGCCGCCGGTTAATACAGCCGTACCTTCGCTATCTGGTAATGCCGTAGTAGGACAGACACTAACTGTTAATGTCGGTACATGGACAGGTAGTAACATCGCTTATTCGTATTCATGGTACAAGAACGATGAGCCAATCTATGGCGCTAATTCTTCTACCTATGTACCTACTTCTAATGATGTAGGCTATGGCATTCTTTGCTCTGTATCTGCTGACAACTCAGCTGGCGGTGATATTGCTAATACAGTATTTACATCTAATGTGGTATCTAATGCTCCAGTATGTTCTGTACTGCCGGTTATTTCGGGTACAGCAAACGTTGGTGAAACATTATCGGTAACAACAGGTACTTGGACTAACTCTCCTACCTTTACCTATCAATGGATGTGGGCTCACGTTAGATTGGGCATTCATAACGCTAACACAAACACATATACAATTGGCTCAGAAGATCTTGGACAAACATTGACCTGTATGGTAACAGCGACGTCAGCAGGCGGTTCGAATTCTGTTCATGCGGTAGCTACATCTATTATTGGCTCGGCAACACCTGGAGGCGGTGGAGTGACAGACTTCTCGATTGATACATTTACAGGCAATAGCTCGAATACGATCTTTACTCTGGCCTACGAATCGACTACAAACAACGCTATCGTATCCATCAACGGCGCTGTACAGAATCCAACTACGGATTATACCGTTGTGGCGCAGACACTTACATTTACAGAAGCACCAGTTACAGACGACGAGATTGTCGTACGCTACTTAGCTATCTAAGAGGACGAAATGGCTATTACAAGAGCAGACAGAATTACAGCTACAACGGTAAAGGATCAGATCTATTCTGATATCCTAACCAATCTGAATAGTCATCCTGTTTCAAAAGATGTACTTCGTTTTGTTAACGAGAATGCTGTTATTCGTTCTATTAAAAATCTGGTACTAACAGACCGTGGTGAAAGACTATATCAGCCTAACATTGGCTCAAGTATTAAGAAGCTATTGTTCGAGCCGATGATTGAATCAACAGCAGAACTCATCTCTCAATTTATTCAAGACACTATCAACACACACGAACCAAGAGCAAAGGTTCTGGACATTAGTGTAGTACCTGACTATAATAATAACCTTTATGCGGTTACTTTGGTTTTTATGATCATAAATAAAGAAGACCCTGTAACTCTCAACATTACACTAGACAGAGTAAGATAATGGCAGCCAATTCCAGTTTAATCCTGAGCAATCTAGACTTCGATACACTTAAGAACACTCTTAAGCAGTATCTAAGATCGCAGGATAGATTCAACGACTACGATTTCGATGGCTCGAACATGTCGGTGCTGCTTGACATTCTGGCTTACAATACCTTCCATAACGCGTTCTACTTGAACATGATCGGCAACGAAATGTTCCTAGACTCAGCTGTTATTCGCGACTCAGTCGTATCGCATGCTAAGGAACTAAACTACGTACCACGCTCGTTCAAGTCAGCTGAAGCTAACGTAAACATTTCTGTTGTATCAACTGATCTTACTAAGCGCTCTCTAACAATGCCTAAAGGTACTACATTTACTTCGCGCTTCGGTCAAGTTAACTATACATTCACGACAGCCGAGAACATTATTATCTCTGACTTTACTCTTAATGGTGATTCAACTATCACCTTTAACGCTAATAATGTATCTCTGTACGAAGGCTATTACGTAACAGACTCCTTTACATACAGATCATCTAACCGTCAGAAATTTACTCTGACTAATAAGAATGTAGATACATCATCTATCTCAGTAACTGTTATTGAAGACGTAGGAGCTACAACGCTCACATATACCAAGGCGTCTTCGCTATTCGATCTCACATCAGCTTCAGAAGTATTCTTTGTTCAAGGCTCAGAATCTGACTCATATGAAGTAGTATTTGGTGACGGGGTTACCGGAAGAAAACCTAAAGATAATTCCGTAATCGTTGTTGAATATAGAATCTCAAACGGCCAGCTACCTAACGGCTGCGATAACTTCTACGCTGATTCTACTATCGGCGGCGAGGCTAATATTACTATTACAACTAACGCTAAAGCTGCTGGAGGGTCGGTTTCTGAATCAATTGAGTCTATTAAGTACAACGCTCCTAGACACTTTAACACACAAGAAAGAGCTATCACAGCGGAAGACTATGAAAACCTGCTGAAGCTAAACTACCCAGAGATTAATGCGGTTACAGCTTATGGAGGGGAGAATCTTGACCCACCTCAGTTCGGTAAGGTATTCGTAGCTGTTGACCTCAACGAGATCGACGGCTTGCCAGAGTCTAAGAAGAATGAATATTATCGCTTCTTGAAGCCTCGTTCGCCTGTATCGATTGATCCAGTATTCGTTGATCCTGAATATACCTATATCAATGTTATCTCATCGATTAAGTATAACATCAACACTACTCGTCTGACTGCAGATGATATTAACACACTAGCCAAGTCTGCTATTCTACAATATGCACAGACTAATCTAAACAACTTCAATCGCGTGTTTAGATACTCTAAGCTAGTACAGTCTATTGATACTTCGCAGACATCTATCATCTCTAATGATACAGAGTTTCGTTTAATCAAAGTATACATTCCGACTATTGTTGGCGCATCTGAAACATTCGACGTTAAGTTTAATGTTGAACTTGATAAAACACCTTCGCAAGCTCTTGGTAGCTATACACTTCAGTCATCGCGCTTTACATATGTGTCGGGTCAGAAAGCATACATTAAGGATGATGGCAACGGTACAGTATCTGTTTACTCTGTTGTATCTGATCTTAAGATCACCGACATTGGTAAGATTAACTACGATACTGGTCTAGTACAGATTTCGAACTTTGCTATCATCTCCTATGATAACGCTGGTATCAAGTTCTATGCTGTACCTCGCTACAAGGACGTTTCAACACTGAATAACGTCATCCTAAATATCATCGAAGAAGACGTGGTGCTTACTATCGTTCCTGTAAGGCAGTAAAGAATGAGAGATATCGAAGACAAGATTTCGTTATTTGTACAAAATCAGTTCCCCCAGTTCTATAGAGAAGATGGGGAAAACTTCGTATTGTTCATGCAAGCCTACTATGAGTGGCTGGAGCAAAACCACCAAGAGCTTACTCTAGAATCTAACACCAATTTTGTAGTTGGTGATACAGTAACGCAAGGTAATACTTCGGGTACTATTGTATCTGTGTATGATGATAAAGCACTTGTTAAAGTTACTGGTTTTGATTCGTTTCGCTGTAATGTTCTCTGCAACGACTATATTCCACTGACATCTACATCAGGTGGTAACTCTTATATCAAGATTCAGAAGAACGTTAATCCTCTCTTCCACGCTCGTAACCTTCTAAACATTCGCGACGTCGATACTACTCTAGAACAGTACATTATTAACTTCAAAGAGAAGTATCTCAAGAATATCGAGTTTGATGTTGCTACGAATAAGAAGCTTCTGATTAAGAACTCTTTAGATTTGTATCGCTCTAAAGGTACAGCACGTTCTATCGATCTATTCTTCCGTCTGGTTTATGCCACAAACGCAACTGTTGAGACTCCGGGTGATAAGCTATTCCGTTTATCAGATGGTCAATGGTACAAGCCTCAGTATCTTGAAATTACCGGTACTAGTAGAGCTGTACAACTAGTTGGTAAACAGATTACAGGTGTGACATCCGGCGCTACCGCGTTCGTAGAGAAGTACATCAAGAGAAAGATCAAGGATGGTTTCGTCCATGTTCTCTATCTTTCATCTATCAAAGGTACTTTTGAGAATAGAGAATATCTAAAGTCTGATGCTATCTATCACGACTCACCTAAAGTAGTAGGTTCGCTTACTTCTGTTGATATTATCTCAGGCTCAAAGCTATTCCAGGTCGGTGATATTGTTTCGTTTAACTCCGTACGCGGCGATCACGGGCTAGCGCGTGTAGCTTCTGTTAACAATCAAACAGGCGTTGTTGATTTTATCTTCGTTGACGGCGGTTGGGGTTATACCGAGTCAGCTAACGCATCATATAGTGCTGGTGATCTAGCTAAGAGAACTCAGTCGATTGTTTCCGAAAAGGTTCTGACAGTAACGAACATTACTGTATCTAATCTAGTAAGTACAATTACTGTTGGTTCAACAGGCGGCTCAGGCTATAACAATACAGATACTGTTAGAGTAACTGGTAGCTTTATTAATGCTACAGGTAAACTTCTAACCAACTCTACTGGTGGTATTATTGGCGCCACGGTAACTAATCCGGGTTCTGGCTTCTATTCGCTTAATCCAACTAACTATACTATTATCAATGCTACTGGCGGTTCTACTACTGGCACTAATGCTAATCTAGTTATTACCACAGCCGCTCATAAAAGATACTTTGACTACCTAGAGCCTCTAACTCAGCCTCTTAATCAGTTTACATATTATAGCGCTTCAAACAATCAGCTGTTTGCTGTTGGTGCTAACGTACATATTGGTAACTCAACTGTCAATAATGCTTTCGGCGTTATTATCGGCAATGCTAACGGTACACTGGCTCAAGCAAACGGTACACTAACAATCGGTATTGCAAACGGCTCATATGGTACAGGCAATACTATCTACCTGTCATCTGATCCGACGGTGTATGCAACTGTTAATGCTATTACTAATACATCAGCTACATCAGCTGTTATGGGTATACCTAACACCGCTACTTTCAGCCTTTCGTCTCTTGTAGGTTCGATTTCTCGCGATGATGAGATCTACCAGCTCAATACAGCAGGTGTTGAAGTAGCTAACGCAGTTGTACTTTCAACAGATCTAGCAGTAACTACCGGTACTGTAAATATTCAAGATCTTAAAGGTGTTTTTGTTCCGCAGCAACAAATTAAAGTTCGCGGCAAAGATACTACTGCAACTCTAAGCAATATTACGTTTACTGTTGGTGTATACAATATTGTAAATAACTTTACTAATACAGCCACAGCGGGTATCTATTCTACTAATACCGGCACAACAGCTAATGTTACAGTTGTAAGTTCTGGATCGGGCGCTAGCTTTAGAGTAGGCTCGATTGCAGATGATGAAATGGTATACTTTAACACAGACCTTCTGAAGTCTAATAACCAACCATCTGTTGGTGCTAATCAGGCATTTATGACTATCGGTCTAAGTGCTATGGAATACGGCTTCCCTAAAGCACCAGCAGGCAATTCTGGCACGGTTATTCTTAACTGCCTAAACTTCGATAACTTCCTTATCGGTACTATTGGTACACTTACATCTATCAACCCAGGTACAGCTTATACTGATAAACCTTACGTACTAGCTTATCAGCCATATATTGCGCCTTTCGATAGACGTGACTATGTTATGACCGTCGAAAACGTCGCTGGTACGTTCCAAGTAGGTGAAAGAATTCTTCAGCAGAACGTTTCACAGAATGTTATCTCACTTACAGTAAGTAGCACTAATAATTTTGTACCGGGCATGTACGTAGAGCAAGGTGCCGCCAATGGTTATATTCTAAGCATTACATCAGGTACTAATACACTGCTACTATCGAATACTCAAGGAACATTTGCTGCTAACGCTACTAATGTTAAGGCTTTTAACAATAACGCTATTAATACAGCCATCTCTGCAGTAGCTTCTGACTCTATTACGTACTCGGGTAAGGGTATCATTAAGACAGGTAGTAACAGTTCAGTACTATATGTAAAGAGATTACAGTTTAACAATGTGTGGCAGTCAACGTTACAGATTGTTGGACAAGAATCGGGTGCTACAGCTAATCTAGTTACTATTAGCGAAGACGATGTACTACCGGTAGGTCTTAACGCACAGATCGAAGCTAACGTTGTAACATCAACGGGTACGGTTACCTCATTGCAGATTGTGGATTCTGGTGTTGGTTATAGCAACGGCGAAGTTATGCTGTATACTTCAGCTGATGGAAAGAGATCCGGTGAAGCTAAAGCTATTGTTGAAGGTCTTGGTACAGGCTCTGGTTATTACAGAACATCAAAGGGCTTCTTAAGCTCAGATATCTCTAAGATTCATGACGGTGACTACTATCAAGAATACTCATATGAAGTACTTACCAGAATTCCGTTCGACAAATATCAAGATATGTTCCTCAAGGTAATGCATACCGCCGGTACAAGACTATTTGGTGGTGTTATGATTGATGACAAATCTACAGTTAAGACCAAGTATGCTTATTCATCTGTTACAACTTCCTGATAAATAATTCTAAAAGAGCTTATTGAAGTATGTCAAACACAATCAACGTATCAAAAAGTCTTAATGTAACCGTCGCGGGCGAATGGATCGACGACGTACGTAATAATCATGCCTACTATGTTTTTGCTGCTAAGCATACTCCATATGCCAATAACTCAGACGCTGTAATACCTACACCCCTTGACTCTGTCAAAGCTGATGTTCGCGATATCTACAACGACATGATCTTTGGCAAGCGTATTTTACCAACAGACATTGCACCTCTAATCGTACGCTATGATTATGTTTCAGGGCAAGTATACACTCAATACGATGATACGGAGTCAGATCTCTTTAATACTTACTTCTATACTGGTGTTGAAGATGGTTCTAATTATAACGTATACAAGTGTTTATATAACAAGCTAGGCGCTAACTCAACTGTTGAACCTTCAGGTACTGACATTAATCCATTTGAAACGTCGGACGGTTATATCTGGAAATATATGTACACAGCAAACTCGTCTATGATGGATAAGTTTGCTACAGACGCCTATATTCCTCTCACACCTAATACAACAGTAGTAGCTAACGCTGTTGATGGTTCAATCGAAGTTATTAACATCGAAGAAGGCGGCTTAGGCTACGATAACTATTTTAGCGGTGAAATCGAATCTGTTAAGATAGGTGGTAACCCGCTTCGCTACTCTATTAATCCAACAGCTGCTAATACCGAAAACTTCTATAATAACTGTCTGATTAAGATGACAAGCGGTCCTGGTATCGACGAATATCGCGTTATCACAGACTACTACATTTCAGGCGGTAAAAAGATTGTCGTACTCAATGAAGCTTGGGATGGTGCTGTTGAAGCTACTAATACTTTTGAAATCTTCCCGTACGTCGAAGTATACGATACAGGGGGACAGAAATCTGTTAACTGTATTGCGCGCGGACTTGTAAACGCTAACACAGGCAACTCTATCTATAAAGTAGAAATTCTAAACGCCGGCGCTGGATACAGATCTGCTAATGTTGTTATTAGATCAGATGCTACTGTAGCGGTTGAGAGTAACGCTGTACTACGAGCTATTATCTCACCTCCAGGTGGGCACGGTTCTAATCAACATGCTGAACTCGGAGCTATGTACGCTGGTATCACAACTAAGTTTGTACAAGATGAAGAAGCTCTTTCTACAGAAAATGATTACAGACAGGTTGGTATTATCAAAGATCCATTGTTTGCTAATCTTGTTATTCGTATCAATCAATCTAATACTATCGGTGCGTTTCAGGTAGGCGAGAACATCTATCAATACAGAGATCATAGACTGACAGGTACAGTTGCTGTAACTTCTGGTAGCGCTACTGTAACAGGCACTGATACTTACTTTAGCGATGCATTCCAAGCCAACGACTATGTTCTAATTACTAACGGCACGGATAATATCTTTACCAAGGTAGCATCAATTACATCTAATACTTCTCTAACCCTATCTACCAATGCGACGTTTACAGATAGTAATGCTTCTATTTCTTATGTAAACGCTGTTTCGTATGGTGTTATGACTGGTAACGCTGCTGGTGAGATCACAGTGTCACAAGTATCAACTGCCGGTCTTACAACAAGTCTTAAGATTGTGGGTGACGAGTCATATTGTACATCTGTTGTTAACGTTGCAGCTGCTATCCCGGTATCAATTAATGGACGCAACCCAAATAACTTTAACACGTTTACGCAACTGACTAAGTTTGTTGGTACGCTTACAAGCGGCTCGTTTATCGAAGACGAACTGGTAACACAAGACAGTGCTCTATCATATGCACAGCCGCAAGCGCGCTTCCATTCTGGTAACTCTACTGTAATGTATGTTACAGGCGCTAATAACATTTTTGAGATTGGCGAAGTAATTACTGGTGCAAATAGCGATGCAACGTTTACAGTTTCAGCTAAATATAACGGTGAGTTACATAAAGATAGCGGTCAGATTATGTACATTGAGAATCTATCGCCTATCTCGAGATCTAATACTCAAACCGAAACAATTAAATTGATTCTGGAGTTCTAATTTAAATGCCAATTCAGACAGATCTGAGCGTATCGCCGTACTTCGACGATTACAATGAAAACAAAGACTTTTATAAGGTTCTGTTTAGACCTGGCGTTTCGGTGCAGGCTCGTGAGCTTAACCAGCTGCAGACCATTCTACAGAAGCAGATTGAGCGCTTCGGTGACAACATCTTTAAAGCTGGTACTATTATCAACGGCTGCTCTATTCTTTACCATAGCGTATTCCCGTATGTAAAGCTTAAAGATACTCAGACAGACGGTGCACCTGTAAACGTAGATCAGTTCGCTAACTACTACGTAAAGAACCAAGCTAACTTAACACCGATCATTGCTAAGATTGCTACGTCTGTTGCAGGCTTCGAATCGCAAGCTCCAAATCTTAATACACTATACATCAAGTATCTCAATACTGGCTTTGCTAATGTTGGCGGTACATCTACTGAGCAAACAACCTTTGCAGCTAATCAGACACTAACAGTTTACGATCCTCGTAATGTTATTGAGTCTGTAACATCGTATAACGACTCTTCAGGCTTCTCAAATACTGATAACGTTATTATTCTTTCTGCTATTGCTATTCAGAACTCATCTGGTGGTACTACATTTGCTAATAACTTTTATGTTAATGACTATGTTGGTTCTGGCTCAGCAAATGCTCAGATTGTAGAAATTGACACAACTTCAAATAGCCAGGTAGTTATTCTACGCTGCAAGCCGCGCCCTGTTGATCTTCAAACAGGTAATACAGATCTATGGACGTTTATCGCTAACTCATCACTACAGTCAACAAACGCTGCGCCATCATCTATTGCTACAATTAAAGCAATCATTGGTACAGGTGCAACTGCCTCGCTAAAGACAGGTGCGCTAGGCGAGGTCGATGCTATCTCGATTACATCGAAGGGTTCTGGCTATTACGTACTACCAACGGTCTCGATTGCTTCTACAACTGCTAATACACAGCAGATTGCAAACGCTAACCTAGTACCTCAGAACTACCTGACACAGGTAACTATTGCTAACAACACATCTAACGCAGTTGGTACCGGTTACGCCATTACAGTAACGCCAGGTGTTGTATACCAAAAGGGTTACTTCTCGCGTGTTGCAGAGCAGCTGGTTGTTGTTGAAAAATATTCAAATACACCAGACGCAAAAGCAGTCGGCTTCTTTACAACAGAAGAAATCATCAACTCTAATCAAGACACATCGCTGCTTGATAACGCTACTGGTGAGCCTAACTATGTTGCTCCTGGTGCTAATCGTCTTAAGCTGTCTCCTTCTCTTGTAGTAGTTGATACAGCTGACGCTCAAGCTAATACAGAGTTCTTCTCGATCGTTGAATTCTCAGACGGTAATCCATACAAGCAAAATCGCCAGACATTCTATAACGTCATCGGTGATGAGCTCGCTCGTCGTACGTCAGAAGAATCAGGTAACTATGTAACCGATCAGTTTATTATGACTACTAAAGCTGCAACATCATTTGCAGACGAAGCTACGTCATTCCGTATTCAGATCGACCCAGGTAAAGGCTATATTAACGGCTACCGCGTCGAGACAATGCAGAACTACACTGCTAATGTTACTAAGGGCACTGATACCTTTATCGCATCTAACGCTCAGGTTTCACTAAACTACGGTAACTATATTCGCGTTAAAGAACTTGGCGGTGTGTTCAAGTTCAATATCGGCGATCTTGTATATCTGTATCCAACAGCGGCTACATATCTCACATCGACACCAGGCTCTACACCTTCAGCTGGTTCACTTGGCACATCACTGGGTACAGCTCGTATTCGTTCGCTTGTTCTAGAATCAGGTGTTCCAGGTACTCCTGAAGCTGTGTATCGTTTATATCTGTTTGATATTCGCGTTGTCACAACTAAGAACTTCTCACTTGTAAGATCAATCTTTTATGACGGTACAACTCATAAAGGTGTGGCTGATGCTGTATTAGAAAACAGTGAAGCTGTTCTGAAAGATAACAATCTCTCAGCTCTTGTTTACTATGCAGGTGTAGATGCTGTTAAGAACTCTAATAACCTTTCTTACATCTACAGAACAGCTAATGAATCAGACTATAGCATTGCTGCTAACGGCATTCTGACATTCACTGCTTCTGGTTCCGAAACATTCCCATACACTAATGGTGCTTCTCTTTCTACAGATCAAGAAAAAGATCTACACATTATGCCTATCGTTGATGTGCGCGCAGCAGCTAACCTTTCTGGTAGCTTATCGTGCAATACTACATCGACTCAAGTTAATGGTACATCTACAGCATTTGCTACAGAACTAGCTGCGGGCGACTTTATTCGTATTGCTAACTCTACAGCTAACGTAGTTGTACAGGTTAATAATATTACTAACAATACTGTACTGTTTGTTAAGTCAAACCCGGCTACCGCATTTACAGGTGCTAACTTGCATCTGTACTTCCCTAAGTATGTACCTATCTCGCTTGAAAGAACAACACGTACTGCTAATGTTAACTCTGGCGCGAATACGCTAACAGTTAATATGGGATTTGCTCTCAACGCAGCCGCTAACGTAGCCATTGCATACAACGTTCGTACTGCTAACACTCAGCCGGTATCTAAGACTGTAAGCAGAAACAAGTTCATTCGTATCAGCACTGCTAACAATACTTACACCAACACAGGGCCATGGCCGCTTGGTGTAACAGACGTTATCAGACTTTCTAAGGTCTATAGAGGTCCAAACGCAACCTTTACAGACTCTGATACATCTAACGTAACAGACGTAACTAACGACTACTATATTGATCATAATCAGAACGAAAACTACTACGGTATTTCGTATCTGTATAAGAAGCCAAACTCAAACTCAACACTGTCTAATACACAGTTCTTGCTTGTTAAGTTCGATTACCTGACTCATGCGGGTGAAGGTCTTAAGACTCTCAAGTCTTATAACGTTAACGATACGGCTAACCTTGCATCGTCAACAACAACGATCAATACAGTCGAAATTCCAGAAGTGTTCTCCGATAAGGGGGTATACTACGACCTTCGCGATGCGTTTGATATTCGTCCGTCGTCGGCTAATACAGTTACACCAAACTCATCAGCGGCTTCTGCTCCAATCAATCCAACCGAACCTTCTGATTCGGCAAGATTTACTTCGTCAGATAAAAAGTTCCCCGCACCTAATTCGAACCTGACAGGTGTTCTAGAACATTATCGTGGTCGCGTGGATCGCGTAGTTGTTGATATCAATGGCAGATTTAACGTAATTAAGGGTACACCTGGCACTATGGTAGCTCCAGCGTCGCCAAACAACGCTCTGTCTATTCAAACAATCTACATCCCACCATATCCATCGTATCCGCAGCAGCCATCTGCCAGAACTGTTGAGTTTCTTGATAACAGTATTGCTAACCAACGCTATACAAAGAGGCGCTATAATAACTACAAAGTTATTTCAGTAACAAGACCAGATGAAGTTGTAACTCAACAGCCACGTGGCTATACGATGGTTGATATTGGATCTCTAGATAGAAGAATTGCTGCACTAGAATACTACACACTATTCACTCTTACTGAAGTATTAGTGCAGAAGAAAGTTATTCCGTCTTCTGTCGACTTAAACCTCGATCGCTTTAAGTTTGGTTTCTTTGTTGACGGGTTCAACGATTATAACTATTCTGATAAAACAGCTCCAGGCTATAGAGCTGCTATTGTTGATGGCTGCTTAACAGCTGCTGTTAAGGAAGTTAACTTACCAGTTGTTCCAGTTGTAACAGCTAACGGCGATCCTGTTGCTACTCTACCTTATGTTGAAGATACAATTATTAGCCAGCTTAAGGCTACTGATGGTGCTGTACCAGCTCCTCCTGTGGTAAATACATCTGTTACTCGCGTTACCAGCTTCTCGTGGTCGCCTACAACAGCGTCTATTACTTCAGGTAGCGGTAATACAGCTACATTCCAGTACATTGTAAGACCAACAAACGTTGACCCTGACTCGTACTTCGTAGAGATTACTGTTGATGATAATCTGTACGGTGTTATTAGTGGCAATACCGTAACAGTATCTTCAGCGGTATCGGGAGATGTACAAACAACTTCGACTATTACAGGTACATTATATCAGACTATTCCTGGTCAAGCACCTGTAGTGCTTACTCGTTCAGCTTCAGTTGTACAGAATAAGCAAGTTACTGGACCGGTGTATCCACCGATGCCTCCTGCTCCACCACCCCCACCACCGCCGCCTCCGTCACCACCAACACCGCCAACGCCTAACACGTTTAACGGTTCGATTTCGGCAACGGTTGACAGTGCGATTACGCAAACCGTAACGTACAACTATACATACATTGGTGAGCCGGTTGCGGTACTTGTTAGTGCTGATGTATGGGCTACATCTATTGGTATTGCAGGTAGCTCAGCTTCTATTCTACTTCCAACTTATACTACATATTATGCACCAGTAACGACAGGTGGGCAGCAGCTTGCATCTACAAGCTACTATATTACAGGTGAGCAGACCGTTGATGTAACAGTTTCAGGCCTGAAACCACTTACACCTCACTCATTCTCGCTTGATGGATCAAACCAGCTAAGCAAGGTTAAGTCATCAGGTGGTATTCTTGGCGGTGGTATTACAACAGATGCTAACGGTTCAGCTAGTGTACGTCTATACTACAACGTAGACCTCTCTGGTACATCTGATCTAAGACAAACCGCTCTTAGCTCGCTGCTAGCAGCTGGTATCCATACAATTGAGATTGCTAGCTCAGATGGATACTCTAAAGCTACGACAACAATTAACGTACCTGACTATGTACAGAGAGAAGTACAAAACTACGGCGCAGTACCAACTACACCGCCACCAGTTGTTGCAACCCCAACAGGACCTGGATCGTCAGGTGCTCTAATAGGCCCAGGCAGCGGTGTCGGTGGCGCTAGAGAGTTTGGATTTAACGCTAACGTTAAATTGGTATAATAAATAAGAGAAACACATAGAGGCTTATTAATGGCAAATATTACCGTAAGTAGATTTGATTATGTGCAGACATTCTTTGCTGACGCAGACCGTGTAGCGGGTGCGTCAGAGATGTCTGTTACCTCTATTAATCTGTATATTAGAAACGTACCTACATCTACAAACAATCGCGATCCTGGTATCAGCGTTACTATCTGTGATGTAGAAAACAATGTACCTGTTCTTTCGAAATGCTATACCCCTCTAGTACGTATTCCAGCTAGCATGGTATACACGAGCACAGACGCGTCTACACCTACTAACTTTAGATTTGTTAGTCCTGTAAGATTACCTACTAACCGTAAATATGGTATTGTAATCGTATTCGAGGATACGTTTACTCTTTGGTATAATCGTGTAGGTGAAAAGCTTGTAGGTACAGTTCTTGCTTCACCTGGCTCTACCAACTATAATGGTGGTGAACTATTCCCATCAGGAACTGTTGGCAATGTACCGACAGCAATTGCTGATTCAGATTTAACTTTTGATATTAAAGCGGCTCGTTTTTCAGCTAATAGCGTATCACAAGAGTTTGTCAACCCCGACTACGAATTTCTTACAGTAACAGGTCGTTCTGGCGAGTTTCTTGGTGGTGAATGGGTATACAAAGAAACAGCAAACGCTTCAGGTAACGTAGCTTTCACGGCTGGTAACAATACTATTACTGGCATTGGTACTACCTTCACATCACTTGCTGTAGGTGATACTATTGCTATGCATTGCAACTCGACACTTGTCGAAGGTTTTGTTGTAAAGTCTATCACTAACAATACTCTGATGGAAGTTACAACTGCACCGCCAATTTCGAATACCCAAACTAAGTATAAAGTAACTATCTGCGGTCAGCTATACGCAAAAGATCTAGTTTTAGAAAAACTGTACCTGCGCTATTCTAACGCCAACTCGACTATCAAGTTTGCTGCAGCTGACGTAGTAAAAGGTTTTGACTCAGGCTCGTCGGCTACTATTAGTAGTGTAGATGCGTTTACTGTTGATAGAATTAAAATGAAGGGCTCAGTATCTAACCCTGCAGCCGGTAAAATTACAACAAACTTTAACGTTGCACAAAAGCTTAGCAACGGCGCTTATGTATATACCGCTACTAACAATACAGCTATCAATATCAATGACACTCTAGTGCATGACATCGATGTGTATGATGGTTATGTAATTTCTAGATCACTAGAAGTCGATAACGCTAATCTTTACTCAAATGCATCAGCAGGCGGATACATTGCACTCCCGGGTGTATATGACATCAACCCAGCTAATAGATTACCTGCTACATCAAACGTTGTTAATAAGTCTCTAGTTGTTACAGCCAATATCGCGATCAGCCAGTCGACTAATACGCTGTATCAAGCTCCTGTTATTGAAAACGCTGCTCTAGATATTTACACATTCCAGAATATTATCTCGAACACTTATACTACAACAGATGCTAATGGCGTAACAATTGATACGGAAGTTAGCCCTCTTGGTGGCACGGCAGCTGCAAGACACCTTACACGCAAGGTAACTTTTGCTAATAACCGCTTTGCAGAAGATGTTCGTGTATTCATGACAGCTTACAGACCAGCTGGTACAGATCTTAAAGTATACACTCGAGTGCACAACTCGGCCGATCCAGATGCAGCTGATGATAAAGCTTGGACACCTCTAGTATATAAAGCTAATGGCGACAAGTATAGCTCAACTGTAGATGGTAACGATTTCATTGAGTATGAGCTAGGTCTACCACAGTACAGCGAAACAGCTAACGCTCTTCCTGGAACATTTACCACACAGCTATCTAATGCTGTTATCACAGCATTTGGCGTTGCACCGTACTCCAACTCTACAAGCAAGTATGTAGATACTGGCGATATTATCAAGCTGTATAATCCACTGATTCCAGAAGACTATATTGTCGCAACGGTAGCATCAGCTAACTCTACCGCCATTACGCTAGGTCGTGCTGTATCTAACAGCAACGTAGTAGGTACTGGCTTTAAGGTTGATAGACTAAAGTACTACAATATTGCATTCAATAACATTACAAATGATAACGTAGCGCGTTATTACTCTTCATCTCTTGTTGAGTATGATAAGTTCGACTCAATGCAGATCAAGATTGTAATGCTTGCTGATACAACTTATAAAGTACCTAAGGTAGATTCAATTCAGGTTATCGGGGTATCTGCATAATGAGTTTTGTGAAAGATGATTCAGGAATCATCATAAATACAGATGACTCACAATATCGTTCTTTACTGGCTCTGCGTGAAAGTAAGAAGCGCGAAGCACAACTTAATGCAGAAGTAGGCAGTCTTAAGAACGAGATAACAGAGATTAAAAGCTTACTTGCACAGTTAGTACATAGGAATAATTAATGGCTAGATACGTAGCTAACGTCGATATTGCAACAGAAACATTTGGTACCTGGGTAGTTAGAACTAACACCCTGCTCGACGCTCTGTCGACTGAAATCATTACTGCTAATGCTACGTACGCTAACACGGGTAATACCTCGGTACCTCGTAACGCGCAGCTTTTTGGATCAATGGGCGCTAACACGCTTATTGCTACAGATGCTCTTCGCGGCGGTAACGTTTCATCTTCTGCTAATCTAACTGTAACATCAAATGCAGCCTTTACTGGTGCATCGGTCAACGTAGCTTCGAATACTACCATTACCGGTATTGTCAATACTACCGCTAACGTAACAGCGACAGGTGCAAGACTAAACGTTTTTGGTACTCTTGCAAACGTTAC